CCTCACGGGGTCCACAAGTGGATTCGTCCACTTTTATTCGCACCTCTAAGCGAATATGCCTATTCACACTAGCGAGGGAACTATGGCCATAACGATAAAGTCATCATTCCGACCCCCTGGGTTTGACACCAGAGGGCTTCCTGATGATTATGATCCTCATAAATTTTATGAGTATCGTTATGATACCTTAGTAACTACTGCTACTGGAGTCGAGAGTTTTGCGTATAAGTACATCCCAAAGAGTATAATGCAGTCAATTGCTTTCGCAATTGACCCATTAGCACCCTTTAAGGTTGCATCTCATCGTATAACTCCGGAGAATAGAACTCGAAAGCGATCGACAGCTTCTGTTTTACAGATGCGGTCTCTCACTAATCATCAGTATAGTTTCTCACATTCACAAAGGCCCAATTTTGGGGGCATTTCTGTCTGTTGGTCACCAACTGCTGACGAGACTATTACCGCTGATATTACAAGCCATGCTGTTGCTACCACGCAACCGCCTCTGGTTGATACTATCATCGACACTACTTCTCGCACTCGGCTTATGGGAAGCGAACAAGGAACGATGAGATTCTTCAAATCGTTCATTAATTCGCCCCCTCGAACCGTTCGTAAGAAGAATCGGTATCAATATATCTATCATCCTGCGTCTGGAATTCCCAGCTCAAGCTGCGTTGCTGCCGGTGGTACTGGCAACAATTCATCTTATTCTGAGGACAACTGGACAACGGAAATTGTACCGACAGCTGCAGTCTTCTTTCCTGGAACTCTTACAACACTACAAAATTCCGAATATGCCTATCTTGATTCGCTTATGGCGAAAGAAGCTTTAGGTATGATAAAGGAATGGTCCCCTAACAAGAGGACCACTACTTTATTCCGGAATCTAGTAGAACTGCGAGACGTACAACGGTCAATTGTATCACTACAAGAGACTATCATACGTTTTCGTCAGTTGTATGTTTCCTTAGCAAAGTCACCGCATCTTCGTGACATTATATTTAATGTACGCGGAGCTGCGTCGACTGTGCCGGGTGAGTACTTATCGTACCACTTCGGTTGGAAACAACTGTATAAAGATCTCCTGGACTTGTTGAACTTACCGGAGAAGTTTAGTAAGAAATACGAATTTCTTATTAAGCGCGCTGGTAAGCCAACAACTTTCAGAGTCAAGAAGGTTATACCTTCTGTCTCTACTGGGACTGTCCCCGACTTTGACTATACATACAGCCAGTATGAGTATGGTAACTCATACAAGTCTAGGCTCGAGAGAACCACAGAATTGCGTTTAGTTATAAACGCAACCTTTGATTTTCCTCCGCCTAACGGTGTGTCGTTTCGATCTCATCACTTTTTGGATCGAATCGGCTTGGTACCCCGTCCTACGGATATCTATAACTTGATACCGTGGACTTGGCTAGTTGACTGGTTTACCGGCCTTGGCAATTACGTCGAAGTTATCGACAACACTGCCAGAGACGATACCTTGATCAACTGGGGCATGCTTACCGCTCATACAGAGGGTAGGCTTATCACCGAGCTAAAGTCATTCGTCGATAACACTGATTACGTCATTGAGGATTTCGTAGGCACTAGCAGTAATGTCAGTAAGACAGAATTGCATCATGCCTCGACTCTTAATTACGAATGTTCTATTCGTAAAGACGTAGCCACTGTCCTTAGTGTGAAGAATATTGCTGCGCCGAGCTTGTCGGCGTATCAACAGTCAATTCTAGGCGCACTTCTTGCGCAGAGAAAGGATGCACTCACTCGAGGGTCATTCCGACCTAAGAGCTAATACATTTTCACAGGAGACGTCCATGTTAGTTGATCCAGTAACCGTAACTGCCGCAGCACCAACTCCTCAGCTTGTCTTGGCAATTGTCAAGCAAGATGGATATGGTTCTGAACGCCGTGATGCTACTAACGGTTATACCGTTATTACCAACCACAGTTTTCAGAAGGGCGGAGGCGATAAACACTACATTCAAATGTTGAAAGTAGTGACCGCCACCGATCCTATTACGGGTCAGACAAAGAAGCAGACCGCTTCTGTGTCAATGACAATCGTTCGGCCCGCTTTCGGCTTTACCGATGCTGATATAGTTGCATTGGCTAAGGCCCTCACGGATTACCGCGACGATTCGGAGGTTACAACCATCAAGCTTATTCAGTTCCAATCTTAACCATTAGAAGGAAGGACATCATGTCCAACCACGATGGTTATGTTAAGGATCTGTTTCTTGCTTCTTTGCTACGTTGGTGGCTGTTTCTTGGGGTTCTGGCTATTCTGGCCATAGCCTCAGGATGTAGTCCACTTCCGAACGCAAAGGACATACTTCCAAGTATGTCGACGGATTCCGGTTCATTAAGCCGGGGAGAAACTAATCAGACTCGGAATCAACTGCCTCAAAGAGGTTGTGATGAAAAGTCCGATAGCTCTCTTACGAAGCCTCTTCTATGATCTAGAGAGGCTGAATCCTGGTGTGAAAGGCCTCGATCGTGATGTCATTACGATCGAGAAGAGGTTCGAAAACGAAGGTTATGGCTTCCTAACCATAGCCTTACCTTCCTTAGATGAAGCCCTAGTGATAGGACTTTCGTCTGGGAGGTTTACCTGTCCAATTGGCTTTAAAGTGGCCAAAGGGAAAGCAATCCCGAGATTCCTCTCAGGTATGCTTTGTAAGGTTTTCGATCCGCTCACCGGGCTTCTTGTAGACGACCCTGACTTAGGGGTCATGAAGGGCCTTAGAAACGTCCTTCGTCTCTACAAGAAAACTCAATTATCTCCTGATGATGAAGATTATTTGCATCAAAAGGCGGTGAACGAGTTTTATCAGTGCGATGAAACTGCAAGTAGGGTTGTAATACCCGACAGGCATGATCATCTCATTGGTCGTGTTTGCAAGTTGTTACTCAACACTCTCAACTCTAAGGAGATTGAAAATGCAAAGTACAAACACGGGCCTGGTGCGGTCAGAGAAGGATACAAAAGCAACGAGAAATACGCTGCTTTGTACCACGCCGTCTGGAGTGACGACGAGGCAATACGTCGAATCGGTATTTGGGGAATTGGTTGTTTCCATTCTCCCTGTACAGATTCTGGATGCCCTGTGTGCCTCAGTTCTTCGAGGTTACATGACTCCAAAAGAGTTCGGTCTCGTAAGAGTCGAACTCGGATGGGATCTAGTAATCCACTTCGAACAGAAGTTGCTAGGGCGTCAATTGATGGACGACTAACCTCTCACGAGGAAAGTC